GCAGTACGGCGACTTCGAGCCGGATGTGAAGCAACATGAAGAAACACTAGAGATAAAGCAATATGACCCAGCAGCACAAACCGCAGAATGACGCGAAGGCCGCGAAGTATGTGCGCTTCGCCGCCATTGACAAGTACATAGACAAGAACATCGTCCTGCCGACGGAGAAGGCCTCCTCCGGCGACGATGACATGGTGACCTGGGGCGAGAACAACGGCTATCCGGAGTACCTCCTCGACCTCTACAAGAATGTGGCCACCCTGCGCTCCATCATCAACGGCTGCGTGGACTTCGTGACCGGCGACTCGGTGACGGCGAATGTGACGCCGCAGGAGAACGGCGAGATGAACCTCGCGCATGAATCCGCGCGCGACATCGTGATGCGGTGCGCCGAGTCCTTCTACCACTACGGCGGCTTCGCGCTCCAGGTGACGCGCGACATGGCCGGACGCGTGGCGGAGATCATCCCGCTCGACCTCCGCTATGTCCGCGCGAACAAGGACTTCGATGTGTTCTACTACTCCGAGGACTTCGGCAAGAAGTACACGCGCTCGGCGAACATGCTGACCTATCCGGCCTTCATGCCGAATGCAGACCATCCCATCTCCGTCCTCTTCGTGAAGAACACCACCACCCAGGTCTACCCTGCGCCGCTCTACGCCGCGTCGGTGAAGGCCTGCGAGACGGAGCGCGCCATCGATGACTTCCACCTCAACTCCATCAAGAACGGCTTCGTGCCTTCGGTCATCATCAACTTCAACAACGGCGAGCCGGAAGACCCCATCAAGGACGAGATCGAGAAGGATGTGAAGGCGAAGTACTGCTCTCCGGAGAACGCCGGCCGTCCCATCCTCTCGTTCAACAAGGACAAGGAATCGGCTGCGACCTTCGAGGTGCTGAAGACCGAGGACTTCGGCGACAAGTACGAGGCCCTTGCGAAGCACTGCCGCCAGCAGATCTTCACCAGCTTCCGAGCGAACCCGAACCTCTTCGGCATCCCCACGGAGAACCTCGGATTCTCTGCGGAGGAATACGCCTCATCCTTCGCCCTCTTCAACCGCACGGAAATCGTTCCGGTGCAGCAGATGATAGTGGACGCCATCGACTACATCCTCGGCATGAAGGGCGCAATCACCATCGAGCCGTTCTCGCTCCTGGACGAGGCGGAAGGCACCCTCGCCGACCGCGTCGATGTGGAGCAGCTCGTCGGCATCGTCACGAACGCCGCCCTCACGCAGGCGCAGAAGCGCAACATCCTCATCACCGCCTACGGCCTCACCGAGGAGGAGGCGGCTTCGTTCCTCCCTACCGAATAACGGAAACACGGCGAATTATATATCTATTTAGAATGGAAATCCTACTTACATCTGAGCAGTTCGTCAAGTCCGCGACCAATGTCTCGGACAACCTCTCCGGCAAGTTCCTCCTGCCCTCCGTCCGCGAGGCGCAGGAAATCAACCTCCGGCAGATCCTCGGCGACTGCCTCCTCGACAAGCTGAAGAGCCTTGTCGCGGACGATTCCATATACGGAGAAGGCAACGAGGCCTACGCAGACCTCCTCAACCATTGTCAGTACTACCTCGCCTACAAGTCCATCGTGGACATCATCATGAAGGCCTCGTACAAGATTGCGAACGCGGGCCTCACGAAGACGAGCGACGAGAATGTGCAGAACGCGTCCTTCGACGAGATAGTCAGGAACCAGTCCTACTACCAGGCGAAGGCCGACTCTCACTGCCTCATGCTGCAGCAGTGGATACTCAACAACAAGCAGGCGTTCCCTGAGCTGAAGGCCTGCGACTGCGCCCGCATCAAGTCGAACCTCTACAGCGCGGCCACCTGCGGCATCTGGCTCGGCGGCGCGCGCGGCAAATCAAGATAGACATGACACTCGCTCAAGTCATAGACCTCATCAAGGAATGCGCGCTCGCGCAGCCTGCGGTGCAGATAGTGGTGGAGAACGATCCCAGCCGCCTCAACCACATCGCAGACGCGAGGTACGGCGCGTTCATGTTCGTCCAGCGGGAACACCGCGAGACCATCGACGGCCTCATCACCTACTCCTTCTCGTTCATCTATGCCGACCGCCTCACCGGCGAGCCGGACAACGAGATCGCGGTGCAGTCCGTCGGCATCCGCGTGTTGAGCAACATCCTGCGCGCCCTGGACGAGCGCGGCCTGCATTCGGACGCCTGGAACTTCACCACCTTCCGGCAGCGGTTCACCGACCTCTGCGCCGGTGCCTTCTGCAATGTCGACCTCGAGACCGAGGTGGACTACATCTGCAATGACAAAATAGACGAATAGAGATATGGCAGCTTATGATAACCTTCGGGCGGTGATTGCCGCCAACGTGTACCAGAACAACAACAACGAGATCACCGCCGATATGGTCAAGGCGGCTATGAATGCGATGGTCAATTCCCTGGGCGCGGAGTTCCAATATGGCGGTGTGGCCGAGCCGAGCGACAATCCCGGCACCCCGGATTACAAGGTCGCGTACCTTGCAAGCACCCCCGGCACCTACACCAACTTCGGCGGCATCGTCGTCGCCGCTGGAGAGGTGGCCAATCTCAAATGGAACGGCACCGCCTGGAGCAAAAGTAAGGTGTTTGCCGGCCTTTTATCGCTTGGCGTGTTGCCCGTTGGGGACTTGAACGATGTTAAAACTGACGGGCTGTGGCTATTGACCGGCGGAGAGTATACCAATTTGCCGTCAACATCGAAATACGGCTATTTGCGCGTTACGCGCTTGGGTACGTATGTTTTCCAAGAATTTATTTCACAAACGGGCGGAAACGTCTATAAGCGACGTTTTCAGTCTTCCGGCGCAAATATGGAAGCTTGGCAACTCGTCGGCCGCGATGCGACAATGCGCGGTGCGCTTCCATCTTGCGACCTTAACGATGTAACGGAAACCGGAACGTGGATATTGATTGACACCAATAGCTACACGAATGTTCCGGGCGGTTCGATTGCCGGATTCTTGCGCGTGTCAAACATAGGAATTAACAATTGGGTTCTTCAAGAGTTCATCGGGTTCTCAAATGCGAATTTTTACAAGCGCAAATTCCGCGCGGGTATAACAATTGAGGATTGGACGCAGATCAGCGGTAGCGGCACAATTATCAACAATTACAACACGTATGAGGTTACGGCAACGCCGACGATTACAACGGACACAAACCAATTCTTGTCCGCGACGGGGGACACAACGGATAGGACGTTGGATATTTTGACGATGTTGCAGACAACGGGCGTTTGTCGGCTTGGCCCCGGTGATTTCTATGTTGATGGGATCGAAATGCCGGACAATACGCAAATTATCGGAAGCGGCCCGACAACGAAAGTATATTTGATTGCAGGCGCAAACAAATTTGCAATCAAGATGCGCAAGCACTGCGCCGTTAAGAATTTCGCGCTGATTGGAGCAAGTTCTCACACTCCGGCGTCAACTGTCGGAACGCGCCACGGAATCTTGTGGGAGGGCAACTATTCGGAAACGGAATCAAGCGCGCAACAACCGAATCAGGGCGTTGTTGATACGATGTGGATTTCCAATTTCGCGGGCGGAGGGATAACCTGCACAAATACCGGATATGCGACCGACAAGGCAATTGAATGCACGGATTGTTGGATAACGGCGTGTGACGCAGGCATTAACATTTCGTATTGGTCAGAGTTCCATAAATTCACGAATGTTAGGACGGCCGGGTGTTGGTATGGTTGCATCAACAACGGCGGCAACAACGTATTTGTGAATTGCGACTTTTCAGGTTGCAAAGAGGGTTTTTTGATGGACAATTCGCTGAATCAAAGTCCGAACAATTCGCACGGGTCTTGCGTCGGGTGTGTGTTCAACCATTCCAATTCAAACGCGGGTGTTGGCATCCGCATATTGGGGTGTGCGAATGGCTTTGTTTTCATCGGGTGTCAGATATTCTTCTCGCAGATAGTCATTGAAAATTCGGAGGGCGTTACGTTCAGTGCGTGCAACTATGGCAACGTGAATTGCGACATTTCCATCGACGGCGGCGGTGCCATCCTTTTTATCGGGAATATGCACCAGGCCACCCCGGCAATCAGTGTTGTGAACAATACGCACGTAGTCTTTGCGAATTGCTACGTGCGTAGCACGGGCGCGGCCGTCACGAACTAAAAACATCTCACAAAACTAAATACCTATGACCACACAAAGAACTTTAGCGAGGTTTCGCGCACTCACCAGGAATGTGCGGCCGACCACCACAATCGGATTGTGGGTGTGTACCATCTGCGCCATCGGACTCTTCATCGCGTCATTCTTCTGGCCACCCTGCGGAGTGATCGACGAGTCCGTCATCAAAGCCGCCGGCTACTGCTTCGCCTTCGCGGGCCTCTTCGAGGTTCGCGAGGCAATCCTTGAAGGACTCGGCATCAAACTCGTCCACGGCAACACCACCATCGAGGTGAAAGACCAGGACGGCAATCCGGAAGACAATGGTGAAGTTGACTCTTAAGCGCGAGATCCGGTCGGACAAGTCCACCATCAGCCGCCTCTCCGTCGAGGAGTGCGGCAGGCTGTGCGACATCCTCGAACCGGTCGACCGCGGACTCCGCAAGGACATGAGCCTGGCGGAGATCAAGAAGCTGAAGGTGGCGGGTGCGACGGCCATCCCCTCCGGAGAGTACGAGGTCACACTCGCGGTCTCTCCCACCTTCAAGGACAAGTACTACGCGAAGAAGTACGGAGGGCGTTTCCCTCTCATCAAGGATGTCCCCGGCTTCTCCGGCGTCCTCATCCACCCCGGCAACTCGCCGAAGGACACGAAGGCCTGCCAGCTCCCAGGCGTCTATGACGCAGGACGGCCGGACTATGTGCGCGACTCGGTGATGGCCTTCCAGGACTTGATGGACTTCTACATCTGGCCGGCCTTCCTCCGCAAAGACAAGATCACCCTCAAAATCGAATAAGCCATGTTCAAGCCAATCGCAGAATTCTTCGGCCTGCTCGGCTGCGCCACCGGAGTCATCGGCGGCATCCTGCTCTCCATCCTCGGTTCCGACTACTGGTACATTGCCGTCGGCATCGCAGTACTCGCCTACGCCGCCTTCCCCCGCTTGAAAGAGTGGTGGGATGATCTCAACGGACTCCGCAAGCAAGCACCCGAAGTGAAGGTCGAAGAGGATGAGTAAGACACTCCAATGGATAGGACTCGCGGCCATCGTCGCGAGTCTTTTGTTCCTCGCCTGCTGCGTGTCCTATAGGATAGGCAGAAATAGGGCGGAAATCGTCACGGAGACCGACACCCTTGTCATCGTCCGTCTCGACACCATACGCGAAAAATATCCGGTCTACATCGCGGAGCGCGTGGTGGATTCGGTGCGGATTCCGGTATACTGCCATGACACCACCTATGTGGAGGTGCCGATCACGCAGAAGCACTACCATCAGGACTCGCTCTATGACGCGTGGGTGTCCGGCTTCCTGCCGCAGCTCGACTCTATCGAGGTGATGCAGCGGACGGAGACCATCGAGGTGACGAGGTATGTGCAGCTGCCGGTGCCGCGGTGGTCATTCGGCGTGACGGCTGGGCCGTCAGTGTTGTATGACTGCTTCGGGGAGGCGCACATGGGCCTCGGCGTGACCGCCGGACTGCAGTATAGGTTTTGACGAAGGAATTCACTATCTTTGCAGGACATCGTACATTGTATTTGGTAGGAGGAGGCTCGGAGAAATCCGGTCTCCTCCGCTCGTTTCTTGTCGGATGTTTAACAATTGGAAACGGCCTCGCGTCCGGTCACATTTGTAACTTATTGATACAAAGATAGTCCGCATCTCGCGACGCGGACTACAAGCAATTCTAACCTAAACAAGGTCTACTGCCTTGAATCCTGCGTGCGTGTGCGCAGGATTGCGGTATCACCCGCAGGACTGACAAACGGCCGCTTTCATTTTACGGAGTATATGTTTACATTTGTAACCGATACGATTGTAGTCAGTTTGTCAGTACGCCTCCGTTAAACGATGGTCACCATCCACCCTTGCATCCTCCGGCACCACCGGAAGCAGGACGGCACCTGGAATGTGAAGGTGCGCGTCTCCTTCGACCGCAAGTCGGTCTACATCCCCACCAACATCTTCTGCACGAAGGCAGACCTCAACGCGAAGTACCGCATCCGCAGCGCGGAGATCCTCGACCGCTGCGACGCACTCGTCCGCCGGATGCGCGACGCCGTCGCCGGCCTCTCGATGATAGAGCTGGAAGGGCGCGATGTCTATTGGGTCGCCGACTACATCAAGGACGCGCTCCGCGGCCAGGAGTTCCGCCTGGACTTCTTCGCCTTCGCGGATTCCTATGTGTCCACCAAGAAGCCGTCCACGCGCTGCGCCTACACCGCCGCCCTCAACGCGCTCGAGCGGTTCCTCGGCAGGCGCGAGCTGGACATCAACGCCATCACGCACACCATGATGGTGCGCTTCATGGAGGCGGTGGACAAGGAGCCGAAGATGGTGTGGAGCAAGGGCGCGCGCGGCATCGTACCATCCGGCCGTGCGAAGATACCACACGGCGCATCGACCAGGCATGTGATGAAACTCGCGAACATCTTCAACGAGGCGAAGCTGCGGTACAACGATGACGATGCAGGGAGGGTGGTGATACCACGCAGTCCGTTCGACCGCCTGCGGAAGGTGTTCCCTCCGTCGGAAGGGCAGAAGAGCATCGGCGCGGAGACGATGCAGGCCGTCCTCGACGCGCAGACGGATGACCGCCTGGAGCGGCTGGCCCTCGACGCATTCGTGGTCTCCTTCGGACTGATGGGCGCGAACATGGCCGACCTCTACCTCGCGAAGCCGGTGAAGGGCGAGTGGATCTACAACCGGCAGAAGACGGCGTCCAGGAGGGCGGACAAGGCCGAGATGAGGGTGCCGGTGCCGGAGTGCCTGCAGGAGTACATCGCGCGCCTGCAGGACGGCCCTTCCGGCTGGTGGCTCCCCGCGCTCCACAAGGCGGCAGGCCGAAAGGATCTGGCCACGCAGAAGGTCAACGCGGGCCTCGCGAGGTGGTGCAGCCGGAACGGAGTTCCGCGCTTCACCTTCTACGCCGCGCGCCATACCTGGGCGAGCATCGCGAGGAGCCGTGCGGTGGGCGTCGAGAAGGCCCTCGTCGACGAGTGCCTCGGACATGTGGGCGAGTTCCAGATGGCGGACATCTACGCCGAGCGCGACTGGTCTCTTCTCGCCGACGCGAACCGCCGCGTCCTCGCCTCCCTGAGGTGGTGAGGGTTTCCACTTCGGCGGGATTCTATATCTATAAGTGGAGCAGAAGAATCTTTCATAAGACATTAAGGTGTTATAACTACAATCGCAGGACGGCCTCGCAGTGATGCAAGGCCGTTTCCATTTTTTCGACTTATTATATTTATATACGGAAGCAACAGATCTTTCATTGTTTGGATATGTTTTAGGTTATTTCAGAAATGCTCACCTGGACGGCAGTGATGTCCTCCGGTTTTTCAAGACCACTTTTTCATTTTGAACAATAAATATTGAACGGAGAGTCCCGCCGGCAGAGATGTCCGCGGGATTTTTTCATGAAGGGAGGCAGGGTGTTCCGAGTTCGAGGCCGGAGAAGAGGATCTCGACGAGCTGCGCCACCAGCTCGCGCTCCCTCTCGTCGATGGCGGTGTTTCCGCTCGCGGCGGAATTTATATCCTTTGATGACAAGATTTCTTCCGTCATAATGAATTGGTATTGGTTAGATCGGACGAGGGCCGCAGTGATGCGGTCTTCTTCTATTTGAGGGCGAGTACCATCAGGACGCGGTACCATCCGCGGATGAACTTGGTCGGTATGGTGAACGGCTGGTACTGCGGATTGACGGAGACGCACTCCACCACGGCCGGATCGTCGGTCTTGAGTATGCGCTTGATGACGGCTCCGTTCTCGGTGTCGAGGACATAGACCTTGCCCCATTCGACGAAGGCGGCTTCGTTGATGCGCTTGATGATGAGGTGCGCGCCGGCGGGATAGTCCGGAGCCATGGAGTCGCCGGTGACCTGGATGGCGTAGTCGGCCCCGCGGATGGGCGAGACGATGCGCTCGCACTCGTAGTCCTTCACCGCGTCGGAGAAGTCCGCCAGGGTGCCGGCCCTCGCTCCGGTGGGGATGACGAGGATTCTCTCTTGTTCCACATTTGTGTCACATCCTTCCGCCTCAAATCTCATCGCCTTCGCAAGAAGGGAAGCTGTCAAATATCTCTCATTCCCATTGATGGCAGCGGACAACACTTTTTCATTGATTCCTAAGGTGTTAGCAAAATCCCGCTGCGATGTCACCCGACCAGAATCAAGGGCGTTCTGGTAGATGTTCCGCAAGCGGAGCAATCGTTCTTCCATAATTTTTCCGTAAATTTTCCTCAAAAAGGTTGCAAGTGTAATATTTTTTACATACATTTGCACCAACAACACTACAAAGATATGACAAAAAACTCATTCCGCCAACAAGTCATCGACATGGAAGTCGGGCAGGAGCTGATAGTTCCGGTCTCCGAGGTGGGATACACCACCATACGGAGTTACGCGTCCGACCTCGGCTTTGCGTTCAACCGCAAGTACACAACCGCCCGCGACCGCGAGGCGCGCACCTACACCATCAAACGGATCTCGTAGCCATGGAAGACATCAGGGAGATAGTCAAGACCGCCTCGGCACTCGGCGCCACGGAAACGATGCGCGCCCTGGGTGTCACCGCCGGCGAGCTGTCCGAACGCCAGGCCATCCGCGTCTACGGAGGCTGGTTCAAGGAGGCCGTCGAGCGCAAGGAGATTCTCCCCTGCCGCCGAGGCTCCGGCAAGACCGGCACCAAGAGATACGATGTCCGCGACATCCTGCAGTACAAACTCGCCCGCCAGATCCGGCGCGTAACACTGATACTCAAGTAACCATGAAACGATTCAAGAAGACCCTCGGAGCGATCCTCTCCACCATCGGATTCATCGGCTTCTTCGCCACCTCGGAATCCGTCAACCAGCTCCTCGTCACCGGAGCGGCCATCATCCTCTTCTACACCGGCTACCGCCTCCTCGAGGCTTCCGGCGCACTGCAAAGCTAAACCCCTTAACACCTTATACAATGGACACAAAGATTCTTTATCACCTCGCCACGATCGGCATGTCGAAATTTGACCTCCTCGCCTATCGTTACGGCTTCCTTACCACCTCCACCTTCGTGGAGGGCGAGCTGCGGCTCTGCGCCTTCGACCAGAGTTCGCCCGACTGCATGACAATCGTCTCAGACATGTTTCCTCTCGACGATGATGCGACTGAAGAGAGCATCAACGAGTTTGTCGACTCCGCCATCGTCCGCCTCAAGGAAGGCATCCTCCGCATCCTGGAGGCGCGCTCCGAGGCCATCAACAAGCAGATTGAACAACTCAAGCGCAAGTAGCCATGGCCGAGAAGAAGACACCCGCCACCCTCGCCTTGTGGGAGACCTTCCGTTCCGTTCCGGATGCCGCGATGAAGAGCATCCAGGCCGGCAAGCTCAAGGGCATGACCGACATCAATCCGGTATGGAGGATGAAGGTGCTGACCGAGCGGTTCGGCCCGATCGGCTTCGGATGGAATGTCCGCGAGGTGGAGCGGTGGACGAACGAGTGCGCCGGCGAGACCGCCGCATTCGTGAAGGTCGAACTCCGCGTCAAGGACGGAGACCAGTGGTCGGAGCCTATCGAAGGCACCGGCGGCTCGAAGCTCTGCGGAAAGGGATTCGGGGACGGCATCAACGATGAGGCCTGGAAGATGGCCACCACCGACGCCATCTCCGTCGCCTGCAAGTCGCTCGGCATCGCGGCCGACATCTACTTCTCCAAGGACGCCGACTTCGGCACGAAGTACGAGCCGAGGATGAATGCGCCCAGATCGACGCATCCCGCTCCTGCTCCTGCAGTTCCGGCCGGATATGTTCCCATGCCGAATGACAAGTACTGGAAGTGCATCGACGCCTTTGCCCGCGGCCAGCTCACCAAGGACGGCGAATCCGTCTTCGACTATTGGAAGCGCGTCACGAACGCCGGCAAGGACGAGAGCGACGCCTTCATGCACGATGTAGAGAATTTCAAGATAGCAAACCAAATCCAATAACACGATGAACAAGCAAGAATTCCTTGACCTGGCCGCTCGCCTCTACGATGCGATGGCCGAACCGCAGCTCTTCGCAGGAAGCGAGGAGAAGACGATCGAAGTCCCGATGGTGGAGGCCGCGCCTGCCGCCGAGCGGATCACCACCTACAAGCCGCGTGTGCGCAAGAACTCCGACGAGCCTCTGCGCCTGGACAACATCTCCGCCCACTACGGCCAGAACCTCGGCGAACTCGTCCGCATCTGCTCCGAGTGCGGAGTCCGGGTGCAGCTCATCAACTCCCACCGCTACATCGACCGCCGCGACATTCCCTTCCTGACGGCCTTCGTGGAGCGCAAGTACAACAACTTCAACAAGTCATAGCCATGGAGACACGCAAGGAAGTCGGCGGTGGTATCTACCGCCTCAACGAGACCCTCGCCCTCGTCAACGAGGAGCTGATGGAGAACGGCGGCGAACTGACGCCGGAGCTGGAGGAGAAGATGGCCTCCGCCGCCCTCACGCAGGTGGAGGTGGTGGACGGCCTGCAGACCCTCATCACCAAGGTCAAGTCCGAGGACGAGGCCATCGCGGCCGAGATTAAGCGGCTGCAGGCCTTGAAGAAGAGCCGCGCGAACGGCCTCGAAGGCTTGAAGCGGTATCTTCTCACCTACATGCTGAACAACGGCATCAAGACGATAGAGGGCGCGTTCTGCAAGGTCTCCGTCGCGGAGGGCAAGGAGTCGGTCGAAGCCGACGAGGACGCCATCCTGGAGGCCGGATCGGTGAAGTCCATCATCGATGTGGCGCGGAAGAACCTTCCGTCCTATGTGACCCTCGAGGCGAAGGTCTCGAAGACGGCCCTGCTGCAGAGCATCAAGGCCGGAGAGCCGGTGCCGGAGGTCGAAGTTGTACGCCGTCCCTACCTTCTCATCAAGTAACCATGGCACGGCTGAACAACACCGATAGCTTCACCACTTCCGGGTGGATGCGGACTGAACTCGGACTCGAAGGAGCGGAACTCGTCACCTTCGCCATCGTCCATCAGTTCAGCCAATCTAACGCGGGCATCTACAAGGGCGGCACCTCTTATGTATCCGCCTGGCTTGGATGCTCCGACAACTCCGCCCGGAAGTACTTGAAGTCTTTGGTGGCCCGCGGCCTCGTCAAGGAAACCTCCGGAAAGGAGAACGGCGTCCCATTCTGCTACTATACCTCAACGATTGAGGGAGGTACCTCAAAATTTGAGGTGGGGGTACCTCAAAATTTGAGGGAGGGTACCTCAAAATCTGAGGATAGATTATTAAAGGGATATATAGATAATAGAGAGAGTGTAGAAGAGAAGAAGTCCCGCTCGCCTCGTTTCGTCAAGCCTTCCGTCGAGGAGGTGCGCGAGTACTGCGAGAGCCGCGGAAACTCCGTCGATCCGGAGGAGTTCGTCGACTTCTACGAGTCGAAGGGATGGATGATCGGCAAGTCGCCGATGAAGAGCTGGCAGGCCGCAGTCCGTACATGGGAGAAATCCAAGAACAACGGCCGGTCTTCCGCGCGTCCGTCCCGCGCTCCTCGCCCTGCCTCCGATGTCTATTCACGCAACGCCGCCGCCCTGGAGGAAGTCCACCGCCGGCTCGGCTTCTACAACAACCCGACCGCAGATGAACAATAGCATCACCATATTCGCACCGAAGACCGAGGTCTCCCTCGTCGACATCCGGATGGACTCGAAGGCGTATCCGCGCATCAAGTCCATGCCTGAGCCGGTCGCCGTGGACGGACTCGCCTCCGTCATCGCGATGGCGTTCGTCTACACCGGCCGCGAATACACTCCCGAATCCCTCGTCCTCATCGCGTCCGCGCTCTACAAGGAGCTGATGGCCGACAGCCGCGGGATCGGAACCGGAAACATCTCCGTCGAGGAGATAGGCCGCGCAGTCAACCGCGCCGTCCTCGGAGAGACCGAGATGTTCGGTATCAATGTTTCCTCACTCTACAAGGTGATATGCTCCTACTGCACCGGCGAAGGCCATGACGCCCAGAAGGCGGCGAACCTACGCAGGGCCGACGAGAGGGCGAAGGCCCTCAAGGGAACGGCCGTAGGTGCCATGATGGACGCATTCGCCGGACGAATGATTAAAGCATCCAAGAAATGAAAGCAGTCCTCGCAATCATCCTCGTAGCCTTCCTCGTCCTCGCGGCCATCGTCGCCGGATGTTGGCTCACCGGCTACATCATCAAGCACGAATCAAGTCAAACCGATAAATCCAAGTAGTTATGGCATTCCTTACTGAAACCGGCAAGATCCGCCAGAGAGGCGAGATCAAGCAAGGCACCGCGCAGAGCGGTCGCGACTGGGCGTTCCAGGAAATCCTCCTTGAGGTGACCACCGGCAACAACCAGTACAAGAACCTGGCCGTCAAGGCCGACATCCACACCATCGGAGACCTGCAGAAAGTCGCGGACGGCACCGCAATCGAGGTGACCTACTATGTAGACTCCCGCGAGTACAACGGCCGCTGGTACACCGAGGCGCACCTCTATTCCTTCAAGGTGGCGTCGGAGCAGCCGGAGCGGCATGTGGGCGGCAGTCCATTCCCGAAGAAGGAGTACAACGCCGCGCCGGCACCGGACGCACAGCCTGCGGTGAACCAGGACACTGACCTTCCGTTCTAACCGACCCGAGCCATGCAGAAGCTGTTATACATCGACCTTTTCTGCGGCGCGGGCGGAACCAGCACCGGCGTGGAAGCTGCAACCCTCGGAGGGCAGAAGTGCGCCCATGTGATCGCGTGTGTCAACCATGACCCTCACGCCATCGCGTCGCACCTCGCGAACCATCCGGAGGCGAAGCACTACACCGAGGACATCAGGACTCTCGACCTCACCACCCTCATAGAACACACCGAACGGCAGCGGGCAGCGAACCCCGGCTCGCTGCTCGTCCTCTGGGCGAGTCTCGAATGCACGAACTTCTCCAAAGCGAAGGGAGGCCAGCCGCGAGACGCGGACAGCCGCACCCTCGCCGAACACCTCTTCCGCTATGTCGACGCGCTCAAGCCGGAATTCATCCAGATCGAGAATGTCCGCGAGTTCATGATGTGGGGAGACCTGGACGAGAACGGAAAGCCGGTGAGCCGTGACGCGGGCCGACTCTATCTCCGCTGGGTGCGCAACATGTGCGGCCGCGGTTATCACTTCCAGCACCGCATCCTCAACTCCGCCGACTTCGGCGCATACACATCGCGCGAGCGGTTCTTCGGAATCTTCGCCGCGAAGGGCCTGCCGATCGTGTTCCCTGAGCCGACGCACAGCCGCGAGGCAGGACACACCCTCTTCGGAGAGGACATGAAGCCTTGGAAGCCGGTGCGCGATGTCCTCGACCTCGATGACTGCGGGCGCAATCACCACGAAAGACCACCACGCCTTCATCACGGCGTACTACGGAAACGGCGGGAATTCCTCGGTAGACCAGCCGTCTCCGACCATCACCACGAAAGACCGCCTCGGCTTCGTGCAGATGCAGTTCGTCGACCAGCAGTACGGAACCGGACGCCCTGCTTCCATCGACAAGCCGGCAGGCACCATCACCACAAACCCGAAACTCAACCTCGTCTCGGTCAAGCCGTGGGTGATGGACACCAGCTTCGATAATATAGGCAAGTCGGTGGACGAGCCGATGGGCGTGATCACCGCGAACCGCAAGTGGCACTACCTCGTCAATCCGCAGTTCGCATCCGCCGGCGCATCCGTGGACAAGCCTTGCTTCACCCTCATCGCGAGGATGGACAAACGGCCTCCGTATATCGTTACCGCCGAGACCGGCCCCGCCGTCCTGGTGTACGAGGACGATTCGCCGATGACCATCAAGATCAAGGAGTTCATGTCCATCTACAACATCCGCGACATCTACATGCGGATGCTCAAGATCAACGAACTCAAGCGGATTATGGGATTCCCGAGCGACTATGTCCTCGTCGGTACGCAGACGGAGCAGAAGAAATACATCGGGAACGCGGTGGAGACGCACATGGCCTGCGCGCTCTGCGCCTGCCTCTCGAGGGAAATCAACCGGATAAACTCATAGCACCATGAACAAGAAATTCATCCATACATTCTGCCGCAGATGCGAGCATCGCCTGGAGAACCTCGCCGGAGACACCCAAGTCTGCTTCATGGCAGGAGGGCCTACGGCAGACAAGCCGTATACCGATATAGAGAACCTCAAGTCCTGCCCTCGCGGCCTGGGCCTCGTCTCCATCTTCAAGAATGACCGCAAGCCTCGCGCTCCGCGCAAGCCGATGAATCCGGAGACCGAGCGCATCCTGCACGATTGCCTCGCCGGATTCGTGGCGGGAATCATCGCGGCCGCTCTCATCATCCTCTTCCTATACACCATCAATTCCAAGTAACCATAACACCTCACAACAATGCCTACCATCAAGATTGAAATCAAGTCCATCATCGGAAACATCCTTTTCGAGTACGAGAAGGAAGACAACACCATCAAGGACACCCTTGTAGAAGCCGCCAAGCAGGGCGCAGACCTCAGCGGCGCATACCTCCGCAGCGCAGACCTCCGCGGCGCATACCTCAGCGGCGCATACCTCAGCGGCGCAGACCTCAGCGGCGCAGACCTCCGCAGCGCAGACCTCCGCGGCGCATACCTCCGCGGCGCAGACCTCAGCGGCGCAGACCTCAGCGGCGCAGACCTCCGCAGCGCACACCTCCGCGGCGCAGACCTCAGCGGCGCAGACCTCCGCGGCGCAGACCTCAGCGGCGCAGACCTCCGCAGCGCATACCTCCGCAGCGCACACCTCAGCGGCGCAGACCTCCGCAGCGCAAAGGAAGTCCCTTACATTCCGTTCGCCTGCCCTTCGGACGGCGCGTTCATCGGCTGGAAGAAGGTACACGGCAAGCTGGTGCAGCTCCAGATCCCGGAGGACGCGCGCCGCTGCTCCGCCACCACGCAGAAATGCCGCTGCGAAAAGGCCCTCGTCCTCGCCATCACAGACCTGGACGGCACCAACCCCATCACGGAAATCGAGAACACCGCGCTGGAGCATCATGTCACCTACAAGGTCGGAGAAGTGGTGCTGCCTGATTCCTTCGACGAAGACCGCTGGAACGAATACTCGCACGGCATCCACTTCTTCATCAACAAGCAGGACGCAATCGACTACTAATTCTTTATACCATGTCAAGCAAGTCAATGAAACCCTCCTCACCGGTCGCCAGGCGTCCGAAGGAACTCTCCGAAGAGGAGAAGATGGACATCATCACCCGCAAGATGGGCCAGGTCAAGGCCTCCGTCTCCCAGCAGCTCCTCGTCTCACTCTCACGCGGCCGCGGAAGCCTCTCCGCCCGCAACGCCTCCAAGATCGTCGACACCGCCCTGAGCATGGCCGACGAATACATCAAGAAACTCTATGTCACCGAATAAACCCTAACCCTATGACCAGGCACGAGATCGTGGAGGAATTGGCAAAGGCGCATGTTGTCGAGGATATGGTGCGCCGTATCTACAAGACTCCCATCACTTTCGACCTCTGCGATCTCTGCCAGATGGTCTACATCATCCTCCTGGAGTATGACGAGGACAAGGTCAGGGAGCTGTACGAGAAGAACGAGATCCGCTTCTTCATCTACCGCATCATCCGGAACAATGTCGAGAGCCGCAACTCGCGCTACTACTACATCATCCGCAAGTTCGGCGAGATGACCGACGAGATTGACTACAAGACCGAAGACCAATGAACCACGCCACTAAGACCGCACGAACCTTCACCGAGATAAAGTCGGACTACGCCTTCGACCCTTCCGTCTTCAATGAGGACGAGGAGAGGGTGAGCAAGGTCAAGTACATCATCGACACCTACCTCAACCAGGTCGACAAGACCATCATCCTGCTCTACGCCGACCTCGGCTCATATCGGGAACTCGGCAAACTCATGGGACTCTCCCACACCACCATCCGAAAGGAGGTATTAAGAATCAAGAACAACATCCTACAAATCTACAAGACATTATGACACCTATCGAAACCATCTTGAAATTCACGAACGAGCTGCTCGCCGGCATCCGCGACTCGGAAGGCATGTACTTCGTCGGGCAGCGCATCGGCCTGATTGCCGTCCAGCAGGTCGCCCAGAAACTCGTTGACAACGGAGCCACCGCGGAGATCCGCGAGGAGGCCGCGCAGGAATTGACCTTCATCCAGGCAGAGACCGCGTGTAAGCGCATCATAGAATCTGCCGGCGTGGAAGTCAAAAAAGACACGGATGCTCAGATCGCGCTGAATATCGGCGGACACGATGGTGCGGTCGGATTCATGGGGCAAGGCGCATCCTACTTCTCCGCCCTCGTCGACCTGCTCTCTGCGGTCAGAGGTTACTCGGAAAGATTTGCAAAAAAATGATGGACGGACATGACCTCCGGAGGTGCGTTGGCGAATCAATGCCATCCGGCGTAGTATTCTTCAAGGACAAAGATGGAGGAATTCATCCGGTCGAGTCCTTCATGCGTTGTCATACGGAATGCGGAACAATCAACCTATTTCTCGAAGATGGTGCCATGGTTGCCGACTTCGGAGAACTGACGCCGAGCAAACCTCCGAAGGAGTTGACCGACTATCTCAACATGTTGTATGACGAACAAATGACAAAACATGGAAGCACCCGATAAACTCACACTCAACGAATGCACCTTCTCCGACATCGGCCTCCTCAATGTGGAGGCCGGCGAGGAGGGCGTCGAATACATCCGCAAGGATGCAGTCATCACCTGGGCGCACAAAAACCTCTGGGCCTTTCCCGAGGCTCTCGCGCTCATCGAGAACTCAATCAAATCAATGTAGCCATGAATGGAATTGAACTCATCGCCGCCGAACGAGAGCGGCAGATCAAGAAGAAAGGGTGGACGCCCGAACACGATAGCGCACATGTCCACGACGAGCTGATATGCGCCGCTGTTGCTTATGCCGCCCAGGACAGCACATGGTGGCCTTTCAAACCGGAAGAGTTCAAGCCGTCCACGAATCCGGATGACAAGCAAGGCCGTGTCCGCGACCTCGCAAAGGCGGGTGCGCTGATTGCTGCAGAAATCGACCGGCTGCAGCGGGAAATCGGAGAGGAAGAAAGAATGATCCATGAATCCGCGGAACTCCTCCACGAGACCGGCACAGCCTGCGTGTCAGGAGCGGGCGGCATCACCTTCATCGGCTACTTCCACGGAACGCCGGAGGAGGCGGAAGAAATCATCAGGAACGCATACAAGAGAGTTGAAAAGCCATGATAGACTACATCCTCCTCACCCTCATCATCGTCTTCATCGTAGACCTCTCCGGCTTCGACCAGACGATCATCGACTTCGCCTCCAGGATCACCCGCCGGCGCGTGACCGATGTCATGCCGTTCACCTGCTCCCTCTGCATGAGCTGGTGGTGCGGCCTGGCTCTCGCTCTCATCCGAAACGAATTCACCTTCGAGACCATCGCGCTCGTCGCACTGCTCTCCTTCCTTTCGTTTCCGATTTCTCGACTTTTGATATTTATCTATGACAGCATCATCAAGATCATCAACATCCTCTCACGATGGACGAATTGAAACACATGGTCAGGAGCCTCTCCGTTCCACAACGGAGAGAGCTTCTCTCCTTCATGCTCGACATCATTGCCGCGGAGCATCAAGGCCGCTCGCTCTCCAGCGAAGGTGACCCGGTCATCGTCGGCGCGGAGTATGTCCGCACCATGAACGGCCTCCTCGGAATCAACATCCTCGAGGAAGACCGCCACCGCAAATTCCTCTGGGGACGCAACTGCGTCATCTGGAAGATGGTCTCCGACGGCTTCACCGAGAAGCAGATCCGCGAGGTCATACCGCTCTCGCACTCCACCATCTGCCATTCCCGCGCAAAGATGAGGGACGCGTTCTGCTACCCGAACTCGTTCCCCTTCGCCGTAGAACTATACCACAAATTCACCTCACTGATATGAAACTCACCGACAACGAATTCATCACCCTCTCCGCCTATGAGGAACAATTCGCGATCGCGATGCGCTCGCACTACGCCCGCGGCATCGGCAAGTCCGCCGCAGCCGCCATCCATGCAGTCCTCACAAGAGTCACCGGCCGCTCCATCCGGCTCAACACCTCCTGCGCTCACTGCGTCTACAACCTCCTGCTCGACGCAGGCAAGATATACTTCGCCGACAAGGCCGAACGCGAGGCCCAGAACGCCGCGCATAAGGTCGAGGTGGAGGAGAAGGCCGTCAAGCCTCGCAAGGCAGAAATCAAGACCGCTTCCTCCGCCGCAGAGGCAGAAACGAAACCGGCACGAAAGAGAACAACCAAGAAATAGTTGAACCATGGCAAAGCAGAGCAAACCGACCAAGGCCCAGGCCGCGAAGACGAAGGACGGCAGGAGGAACATCTCCTACTATCCTCCATTCGTTGTAGGCCGGCCGCTCAAGTTCCAACCCGATGAGCTGCTTGAGGAATTCAAGAAGTATGTGCAGTGGTGTCATGACAACCCCATCATCATCCGCAGCACTCACAAGGGCGAGAATGACCGCGGAAGCTGGTCTTCCGAAGATGTAGACGAGAAGCCTCGTCTCATCTCCATCGGCGGCTTCCTCTGCTTCATAGGCGGAAACGATGTGTGGTGGTGCCAGCTCTCCGACGGCAGGCTCGGCGAAGATTTTTCAAAGGTCAAGGCCCAGATCAAAAACTTCTGCGAGTCATACCAGAAGGAAATGGCCTCTTCGGGCGTGTTCAAGGAGAACATCATCAGCCGCCTGCTCGGCCTGGCCGACAAGAAGGCACTCGACAACGCCGACTCCGTCACCATCGTGGTGAAGTCCGGCGAGGAGGCCGAGAAGGTCAAGAACATCGGAAACCTCGGCGTGTGATGGAGCGGCGGTTCAGCAAGGTCTTCTGGATGATATATGACGCGGCGGCGCAACGGCCGCGCTATATCTCCAACCGGGGCGGCACTCGTTCCGGCAAGACCTTCTCCACCCTGCAGTTCCTCAACGAACTCATCCCTCAGGCGGACAAGGCCGGCGATGTGACCTCCGTGGTCTCCGAGACCATGCCGCACCTCCGCAAGGGTGCCATCCGCGACTTCGAGTCCATCCTCGGCCACTCGCTCAAGGATGACCCGAATTGGAACACCACCGATTCCATCTACACCTATGCGAACGGAGCGAAGCTGGAGTTCTTCTCCGCCGACTCCTCCGACAAGGTTCTCGGCCCTGCGCGAAAGCGGCTCTTCGTGAACGAGTGCAACCACATCTCCTGGGAGACCTTCCGCCAGCTCGCCGTCCGTACCACCGGCCTCATCATCCTCGACTACAACCCGGCCGCATCCTTCTGGGCCATCGAGAAGATAGAGACCCGCAAGAACTGCGTGACCACCAAGTCCACCTACCTCGACAACATCGAATTCCTCTCCTCCGGCCAGATTGACGAGATCGAGGCGAACAAGGATGACGCGACATGGTGGAAGGTGTACGGCAAGGGCGAGGTCGGTTCGCTCGACGGCCTCGTCTACGAGTTCGAGCAGATTGACGCCATGCCGGAAGGCGTGGAGGCATCCTCGCTCAAGGAGTTCTACGGCATGGACTTCGGATTCACCAACGATCCCACCGCCATCGTCCGCGAACTCGCCGACACCAAGCGCAAGATTCTCTACCTCGACCAGCGCAAGTACAAGAAGGGGATGGACAACCAGGCTATCGCGGAGTTCTTCAAGGAGGACGGCGTGAAGGGCCGCACTCCCATATATGCCGACTGCGCCGAGCCGAAGTCCATCTCGGAGATCAAGAAGGAAGGCTTCAACATCAACGCCTGCTCCAAGGACGCGCCGACCAAGTCCGACAAATTGCAGTGGCAGCTCCTTTGGATGAAGGGATGGAAGCTGAAGGTCACGAAGGCCTCCACCGAGATGATCGAGGAACTCCGGAACTACACCTGGGCGAAGGACAAGGACGGCCATACCCTCAACTACCCCATTGACAAGTGGAACCACGCCCTCGACGCGATGCGCTACGGCGCCTGGACGCACCTCGGCCTCAACGCCGAGAAGGGCAAGTACTCAATAATAATGCTATGACACACATCATCGACTCCTATTCCAAGCTGCCGGTCGGCAAGTACATCGAGATACTCGACCTCTGCGACGATGACTCCATGGAGGAGATCGTCCGCCAGGCGGAAATCAACGCCATCCTCGCCGACATGACCGCCGACGAGGTCATGCGCCTCCCCATCGTCGAGTTCAAGGCCATGACGCAGGCCTCGCATTTCCTCGAGGAGGAATGCCCAACCATCCGGCGCAGCATCCCGAAGACCTACAATCTTGCAGGGACGATTCTTGAGGCCAGGCTCGACATCGCGCGCATCTCCACCGCGCAGTATGTCGACTTCAAGACCTTCTGCTTCGACCGCCGGCACAACCTTCCGCAGATACTATCCTGCTTCCTCATCCCGAAGGGCATGGAGTACAACGAAGGCTATGACATCACCGAGGTGCATGACCTCATCCGCGAGCATCTCTCGGTGGCGGACGCCATGAACTTGTCGGCTTTTTTTTTGACAAGGTCAAGGAATTTGACCGCGGTCATGCTAATCTACTTGAGATTGATGACGAAGAAGGTGAAGGACAAGGAGAGGAGGGCGCAGATGCTCAGGCAGATCAGGGAGCAGTGGACGAGTTTAGCGCAAAATGGGGGTGGATCGACATGGTGCGCCGAGTTTCCGAGACCACGAACGAACCTTGGTCGGCTGTTTGGAAGATGACCATCGGCGAGACCCTCAACATAGCGACCTACATCAAGGACAAGGACGAACGCGACCGCCAGGCCGCAGAACGATGGAAACGCGAGAACTGACATGGAACTGCTGACATTCGACAACCTCCGGCAAGTGCTGGAGGAGTACGCCGCGAAGGCCGAGGAGGTGTACAAGTACCAGATCGCCCTCGGCAACCACAACGCATCGCGCGACCTCGTCAACTCCGTCAAGACCGAGGTGGTCATCAATGACCGCGGCTTCGAGGTGACGATGGATCTCGCCTACTATTGGAAGTACCTGGAAGGAGGCTCGCGTGGCGAGGAGTCCTCACCGGCCGGTGCCGCCTATCCGCCGCACTTCCCTCCTCCGCGTGCCATCGAGGAGTGGATCAATGTCAAGCCGGTCATCCCTCGTCCGCGTGACGGCGTCATCCCTTCGCCGCGTCAACTCTCATGGATGATTGCGCGCAAGATACAGCGCGAAGGCACCGAGCCGTATCCTGCGCTGCAGACCACGATGGAGGAGCTGAACCGAGACTTCGCAGACCGCTTCGCCATAGCCTTGCAGAAGGACACCGCCGACTACATCGCGAAGATATATGTCGGCCTGGACTTCGGCTCGGTCTCGCAGTCCGTCCGCTAAATACGCAACGCGGGCGGATTATATCTTGAATAAACGGAATTGCTATGGCCATCCCCATCTGGAAAGATAAGTTCGTGAACCTCGGCTCGTCCTCCTACGAGGACTTCGAGATCCGCCTCGATGACTCCGCCGGAGCGGTCATCTACTCCGGCCGTGCCTACCTCCGTCCGGGCGAGACGGACATCCTCGTCCGCATCAATGACATCTGCGCCGACTACCTCGCCTCCGTGCTGCCGACCCTCGCGCTCGCCGGATTCACCTCCTTCGCCGTGGCGCAGGAGTTCGTGGTCATCGCAGACCCGAACGGAACTCCGTCCCAGGTGGCCGATGTCACCTTCTACAACGATTGGAGCTATGACGAGGATTGGAACGCAGCGGTGATGGGCCTCGCTGACCCCATCGACGGCCTCGTCGACCCGAACCAGTACATCCTCCAGTCGCAGCTCCCCGCGTCCTCGGTGACCGCCACCCTCCACTACACCGACGGCACCACCTCTACCATCGTCATCAACATCGCAGGCTCCGCGGACTTCAACGATGACTTCAACGAGGACTTCTCGACCATCGACGCCTCCGTCAACGGCGGCGCGGCCGTCCTCGACCTATCCGCCTTCTCCGGCCTCGACTATGTGGAGATGGGCGGCAAGACCTACAAGGTGAAGGACATGTGTCCGAAGTACATCGCGTACTATGTCAACGCCTACGGCGGCTGGGACTCCTTCATCCTCCAGGGCAATGACCGCGAGGCCGACAGCCTCGTCCGGCACACCACACACCGCGACTATGACAACGCCGTCCTCTCCGAGCGCGGCGTCAAGGACTACGCCATCGAGGTGACGAAGGGATGGACTCTCAACACCGGCTGGCTGACCGACAACCAGTCCGCGAAGATGCACCACCTCCTCAACTCCACCGAGGTCTACCTCTACGATGTCGCCGCCGGCAAGATGTTCCCGGTGGTGCTGACCGACACCGAGAACGAAGTGAAGACATACAAGGGCAGCGGACGCGTACTGAACCGCTACGCCTTCAACGCCGCCCTCGCTAAAGAGATGGTGAGACGATGAGACGCAGGATTTCACTATACATCGCAGGCAACCGCGCCGACCTCAACGATGACGGCCTGGTGCTGATGAACTACGCCGTGACGGATCTCACGAATCCATCGGTGATGAAGAACTCCTACTCGCAGTCGGTGGAGCTGCCGCGGACGGCGGTGAACAACATCATCTTCGGCGAGTCCTTCCGCCTCGACCGCAGGGCGGGCATCGGCGGCGCGGCCGCTGACTTCAACGCCTCGCGGAAGACGCCGTTCGCCATCTACAACGAGATGGACGAGGTGCTGGTCTCCGGCTACTGCAAGCTGACCTCCGTGACGAAGGACGCCTACAAGGTGAGCCTCTTCGGAGGCATGGGCGAACTGCTGCACAACCTCTCCTTCGGTGATGACGGCGAGCAGCTCTCCCTCGCCTCGCTGGACTTCGGCGGAGGTGATACCGAGCTGGACTTCTCTATCACGGCGGCAAAGGTGCAGGCGGCGTGGGGTTGCCTGAGTACTCCTTACGGAACGCAGATAACCAAGAAGTCCACTCTCACCGACAAGATACTGAAGGAGAACGGCGTCACGCAGAGCGTCGGCGCATCCTACGGCTACTATATCGACGTGTATGACGTCCTCCCCGGCGAATCCTACGATGTGCTGGGGAGGAGATTCAATGTCGCAGACCGCGCAGTGGTCGCCCTTTTCGACAAGGACGGCGTGTTTGTGAAGCAGTTCGGAACGACGGACACGTACGGCTGGCGCACCTACAATGTGGCGGTTCCGGACAATGCCGTAACGATGTATGTGCAAGGCGCGGGAGATACTCCCGGTGCCACATCCGTCAAGCGCGTGGAGGGGAAGTGGGACATCATCAACTTCGCACCCTGCTACAACGGCATTCCGGAGAACTTCGACGCGGGCAAGGCCCTCGCCGACCCTTCCGATATAGGCCTTCCGGCCTCCATCACCGAGGGCGGCATCACCTACGGCCCCTCGGTCGCGGGCCACACACTCATCACCCTTCCTGAGGCTATCGACGAATGGGCGGCGAAAGACCTCCGCTCATACCTCCAGCGGCCGGTCATCAAGTTCTGGAAGATACTCGAGGCCATAGCGAATCCTGCCAACAACGGCGGCTGGTCTATCGACCTCTCCGACATAGACAACACCACCAAGTTCCCTTACAAGGAGGTGTGGCTCACACGGCCGCTGCTCCCCTCGCTGGGCGGATTCAAGCGCATAGATAGCGCGGTTGCGGTGACGCAGCAGGCAATCGGATGGACATTGAACCCTCTCGTCGCCGAATTCGACATCGATCCGGTCGCACCCGGCACCGATGTCCTCGCGAAACTCGCGCTCAAGCCGCAGATGAAACTCAACAGCACGCCGTCCGAGTCCGTCCTCTACTCCTACAACCGAGGCGCCGATTCGGAAGGATATGCCGGCTGGTGGCAGGTGGTCACCTTCATCCAGGCAGTCGGCTACGATGCGAACAACACGAAGGTGGCGGCAAGCAAGACGCGCATCCTCACCTATGACACGAACATCAGTCCGGAGAGCTACGCCTCGTACCTCGGCTACACGCCGGATCCGATGAACACCGCATACAACAACCCCATCCGCGACACCGCCTACAACAAGGTGTCCGGCAACATCTTCGAGCGGGACTCCGCGGTGGACATCGAGATAGAGGGCATCAACATGGAGCGCATCGTGGTCAACATGGTCGCCTACTCCTTGTTCGTCGGAGACCTCGGACGCATCCACCGCGGGATCGATTCGGGGACGCCGGCCATCTCGCTGCAGCCTATCGACCTCTCGAACCTCTATGTGGTCACGGATGTAGACCTGGACGGCATGACCGCCTCGGCTTCCATCCGCGGTGCGGAGACACTCCGCTCCGGCGCGGCCATCACCAAGCAATTGCTGCTCTCCGGATCGCAGACGCCTGCCGCCTACCTCATCAGCTTCTGCCGGATGTTCGGCCTCTACATCCTCGCCGACTCCCACGCGAAGACCGCGAAGATACTGCGCCGCTCCTCGTTCTACCTCAACGAGACCATCGACCTCACGCGCCGCGTGGACACCTCCGCCGACATGGAGATACAGCCGGTCGGATTCGACGCGCGGTGGTATGACTTCAAGCTGGCCATTGCCGGAGGCGCGTTCGCCGACGAGTACAAGCGGATGACCGGACGGCAGTACGGCTCGATGCGCGTGGACACGAACTACGAGTTCGACTCCGATGACAAGGATGTCCTCGACAAGGCCGTCTTCCGCCAGGTGGTGCCGGTGTGCGACCATGGGCCGTACTGGAACTACATCGTCAACGGCGGCGTCTTCTCGCCGTCTCCGTTCCTCACGCCGGGCGGTCAGTTCACCCTCTGGGACTCCGCAGGCAACAACCTGGAGAGCAGCCTGCCGCAGCCGGACACCACCGGCCTCGTATGGTATAACTCGTCCAACAACGGCTATGACATCGTGAGGAGCCGTCCGGAGTTCCGCAACAAGGACAACAAGCCGGTCGACGGCTCGGATGTGCTGCTCTTCTACAACGGCTCGTACAACATGAAGCACTTCCGCGTGACGGACGATGTGGCCGACATGGACACCATCAACGGCGGCGTCCCCTGCTGGCTGCTCGGCCCTGACGATGACGGCGTCGATGTGCCGGAGTTCAACAACTACGCGCACCTCGGCCAGGACGCCGACCTCTCGCTCGACTTCGCGCGCTCGCGTCAGTATGACATGCCGGTGGATGTACTCGACATCAACGAGTTCCTCTACTACCTCGCGTGGAGTACCTACATCAGCGACCGGCTCTCCGTCCACGGCAAGGTGCTTCGCTGCCGCGTCGACCTAGACGGCCTGCGCGTAGGGCCGGAGCTGCTGCGCCGCTTCTTCTGGTACCGCGGATCGATATGGGCGTTGAACTCCATCAAGAACTACTCGCTCACCACCTTCGACCTCGCCGAGTGCGAGTTCGTCCAGGTGCAGAGCATCGCGTCATATAGGACTCAATTCATCTAGACCATGGCAGAGAACCGCATTGAAACCATCAGCCTCATCAGCTTCCAGGTGGAAGGCGCGCAGAGTGTCGCCGACCTCCGGTCGAACATCGCGGCCCTCAAGGGCATCGTCAACGAAGCGAAGATAGGCTCGGACGAATACAAGCAGGCACTCGCCCTGCTGCGCGAGAACCAGAACGCAGTCAAGGACGCGGCCTATGCCGAGAAGGCAGGACTGGAGGCGGTCATCTCCTCCGCGAAGGGCGCGACCAACTCCTACAACGGCCTCGTCAACAAGATGGGCGAACTCAAGCGCGAGTTCCGCGCCACCTCCGACGAGGCGCGCCGCATGGAACTCGGCGTGGAGATCAAGAAGGTCAATGACCAGCTCAAGGAGATGGACGCGCTGCAGGGCAACTTCCAGCGCAATGTCGGCAACTACGCCTCCGCGGCGCAGGGATTCGCCGACACCCTCAGGGCGTTCCCTCCGACCCTCGGCAAGACTTCCGAAGGCATCAAGAAGGTCGGCACAACCCTCGGCCTCCTCGGCAAGCAGCCAATCCTCGCCACCATCGGCCTCGTCGCGCCCATCCTGCTCAAGATTGCGGGCGCGCTCAAGGAGAATGACACCGCGCTCCTCGCCATCGAGAAGGTGATGAAGGCCCTGGAGCCTATCCTCAACCTCGTCTCCGGCGTGGTGCAGAAACTCGCCGAGTACCTCTCCATGGCCGTCGACTGGTTCGTCCGCCTCGGCGGCGAGGGCGGCGAGACCTTCAAGAAGATAGTCTCCGGCGCGGCCGGCGTCGGCAACGCCATCCTGCAGTTCGTCCTCACTCCCATCCGGACTACCATCAACGCCTTCAAGGGCCTCGGCAACATCATCCGCGATGTCTTCACCGGCAACTTCAAGCAGATAAAGGAGGACGCCTCCGCCGCCTTCGACGGCATCAAGGACGCGTTCACGAAGGGATTCTCGTTCAAGCAGAACTTCGAGGTCGGCAAGAAGGTCGGCGAGGAGTTCGCCGAAGGCCTCCGTTCCGCGCCCTCCAAGAAGGCGGTGCAGTCCGCCGCGAAGGAGATCAAGGATGTGGTCGAGAAGACACTCAAGGATGTCGACCTCTCGAAACTGGACAGCTTCATCGACCCTGCCATCAAGGCGCGCGTCGAGGCGGAGAAGGCCGCGGCGGCGCAGGAGGCCGCGATGCTCGACTTCATCGTCGGCCAGGAGCGCGAGGCCCTCGACGAGATAGATGACATGTGGGATGACTACATGGACAACCTCCTCGAACGGCAGAAGGACGAGGCGCGCATCCATCAGCAGCGTATCGACGCGCTCTTCGCCGCAGCCGACTCCATCTCCTCCATCTTCTCGTCCCTGGCGGACATCTATGAGCTGGACGCGGAGAACAACGAGAAGGCGCAGAAGCAGGCGAAGAACCTCCGCATCGCGAGCGCGGTCATCGACACCATCTCCGGCGCGATAGGCGCGTACATGCAGGCGGTGAAGTCCGTGCCTCCTCCGGCCGGCATCGTCCTCGGCGCAGTCCAGGCGGCGGCGGTCACCGCGGCAGGCTACGCCCAGATAGCGAAGATCCGCTCGACGAATGTCTCGCGCACGGCGTCCTCCACCGCCACGCCGTCCATGGCGCAGGCTCCGGTGTTCGCTCCGTCCGTGCCGCAGACCGCCATCCTCAACTCCGCCTCCGACGAGGTGCGCCTCAACCAGATGGCCAGCAAGCAGAAGGTCTACATGGTGGTATCCGAGCTGGAGGCGAAGCAGGAAGACATCAAGGTGCAGATCCAGGAATCCACCTTCGAATAGAAACTGACACCACATAATTATGTTATATCTTTGTGGGAAAGGGCGCGGCCGTGATGGTTCCGCCCTTTTATGTTTACGATTTCCGTGCAATGTATATCTCTTGTAAAACGGAAATCTATGATAGTAACGATAGACGGCATCCCGGTCTTCAACGCGGTCATCACCGATGACGGCACCGGCATGCAGCGCATCAGCCTCGTCGATTCCCCGGCCGTGGAGTCGGACTTCGTCGCCTTCGACAAGCAGAAGAAGGCCGTCCTCTACCGCGTGGCCGACGAGGAGAAGCGCATCATCTTCGGCGTGGTCATGCGCGCCGACTTCCCCATCTACCGCTATGACCCGAAGGACGGCGAGTACTACATCGTCTACAAGGCGGACACCATCCGCAAGATGGCCGAGAAGTACCTCCTCGAGAGCAGGCAGAACGATGTGAACCTCATGCACAAGGAAGGCAGTGATGTCGACGGAGTCCAGATGGTGCAGTACTTCATCAAGGACACCGCCGCAGGAATCGCGCCGGCAGGGTTCGAGGACATCGCGGACGGCTCGCTCTTCGCCTCCTTCCATGTGGTCAATGACGAGGTGTGGAAGGCCGTCAAGGACGGCACCTACAAGGGGTTCTCCCTCGAGGGCGTGTTCGCCCTGGAGCCGGAGCAGGATGCCGACGCGGTGCAGGACATAGTCGACCGCCTGGCCGGTCAGTTCAGTGAAATCTTCAATCCGAAAGATATGAGCAAAGTACAGAAATTCTTCAATGCCCTCCTCACCGCACTGGTGAAGGTGGCATTCGGCAGCACCACCACTGACAAGGGTGTGCTGCATTGGGACGGAGACGAGGATCTCCGTGCAGACATGGCCGTCTTCGTCGAGGACGAGAACGGCAACCGCACCCCTGCGGCCGACGGCGACTATGTGACCGAGGACGGCAAGGTCATCCGCGTGGCGGACGGCAAGGTCTCCGAGATCGTGGACAACGCCGCCGAGGTGGCCGAGGAGTTCGGCCGCGTGAACACTGACAAGGGCGTCATCACCTGGGAAGGCGAGGAAGACCTCAAGGCCGGTGACCGCGTGTTCGCCGAGGACGGCTCTGCAGCCGCGGACGGCGAGTACAAGGTCGAGGACGGCAAGACCATCGTGGTGGTCGACGGCGTGGTCGCCGAGATCCGCGATTCGGAGGCCGAGGTGGAAGCCGCCGAGCAGGAGCCGGAAGCCGAGGAGGCGAAGGAAGGCGAGGACGAGCTGCGCCGCCGCGTCGACGCGTTGGAGGCACTCGTCTCCAAGATCGCCGAGTGGATGGGAATCATGGTCATCGGCGAGGACGGCGAGATGGTCTTCAGCAAGGAGACCATGCCGGAGCAGCTCAAGGCCATCACCGAGAGGCTCGCCAAGGTCGAGAAGACTCCCGCAGGCAAGCCGGCACCGAAGGAGTTCAAGCAGACCTTCTCTGCGGAGAAGACCGGCGACAGCGGCCTGGACAACTTCATCCGCATCGCGACCGCGCAGAAAAAGTAAAAATTTTACACTCCGCGCGGAATTTATATTTCAAAGCAGAAGCAAACACTCAAAATTCATTGAATTATGCCTAACTATGTGACTACCTCCCTGCCTGACTATGTGCAGACCAACCGGGACATGATCATCAAGGGCCTCGTCCTTGGTGGTGACACCATCCGCCGGATGGTGAAGCAGACCGGCGTCAAGAAGGACGCCTTCATCAACCTTCTCGACCTCGACCCGACCTTCCAGGACGGCGCAGGATGCGGCTTCTCCGCCGACGGCGACGCCACCATCTCCCAGCGCGAGATCGAGACCGGCCTCGTCAAGATCAACATGGAGATCTGCGAGGAGACCCTCCGCGGCAAGTATGCCGAATACGCCATCAACACCGCCGCCACGAAGGACGGCCAGGCCATGCCCTTCGAGGAGTACTTCGTCGAGGAGCTGCTCCGCGCCATCGCGGAGAAGATGGAGCTGGCAGTGTGGCAGTGGGATTCCAGCCAGTCCGGCGAGTACTTCGACGGCCTGCTCACCATCCTCGCCGCCGATTCCGATGTGCTGACGGAGTCCATCTCCGCCGGCGCCACCGCCTACGAAGGCATCAAGCAGGTGATGTTCGCCATCCCCGGCTATGCCAAGAAGAAGGGCGCGAAGATTTTCGTCGCACCGGAGATCTATGACCTCTTCATCCAGGAGCTGGTCGACAAGAACCTCTACCACTTCAACCCCGCCGACCAGGAAGGCGAATATCTCTTCCCCGGCTCGAAGGTGGTGGTGGTCAGCACCGACGGCCTCGCCAACAGCCTGAACATCGTTGCGACCTTCGACCGCAACATGTACTACGGCTGCGACCTCGAGTCCGACAAGGAAGAGGTGAAGATCTGGTGGAGCGACGATGACGATGTGTGGAAAGTCAAGGTGAAGTGGAACGCCGGTGTCCAGGTCGCCTTCCCTGACCAGGTTGTCCTCGGCACCTTCGCCTCCGCTCCGGTTCCCGGAACCGCCGTCAACTCCAGCCTCGCCGCGATTGCCGCCGCCGCCGATAAGCTCGCCGGTGCCGTCAACTCCAGCGACCAGATCGAGACCCACCCGAACTCCTAGGAGTGAAGGATGCAAGATAGAAGCATGGGGGTGGGGTGCTGCCCCGCCCCTTGCTTTTTTAACTTGAAAGTTAAATCTTAAACATCAATCGATATGTCTTGCCCTCAAACCCTCACCGGAATCGCAAGGGACTGCGCGCCTTCCATGGGCGGCATTAAGAACGCCTACATCGCGAACCATGCGGATGTGGCCTCGGTGACTATCACCGATGACATGGTTTCCGCCATCACGATGAACAATGACGGCGCGACTCCTCCGGTTCCGTACAAGTTCCACAAATACGCCTTCCGCAAGAACACCGGCAACTTCACCTCGACTCTCAATGTCGACCCTGCCGCCGGTTCCAACTTCGTCTCGACCGACATCGTCCTGCTGTTCTCCCGCATGGAGACCGCGAAGCGCGTCGAGATAGCCGCCCTGAGCCTCGGCGAACTCGCCATCATCATCGAGGACATGAACGGCAAGTTCTGGTACTTCGGCTATGACGAGCCGGTGACCGCCTCCGCCGGTGACGGCCAGACCGGCACCGCGCGCGCCGACGGCAACCGCTACCAGATCACCCTCCAGGACAACGCGAAGGTGTGGCCCTACGAAGTCGACTCCGCTGTCATCACCGACACCCTCATCGACAACCTCTAATCGGAGACACTCCGAGATTGCTGCCCCGGTCTTCATTTACAAGATCGGGGCAATTTATATCTCAATTTGAACGGATTCAACGAGATTTCACGATGATTTATATCAAAAAGACCAGCGAAAAGCAGGAAATCCACTTCCCTCTCCTGCGGACACCCATGCCGGACAAGGATGTCTTCCTCGACTTCCGCGGCCAAGTGAGCAAGGTGTGGTACGATGGGATGCTCGGAGAGCTGCCGGTGAGCGCAGGCGGTCAGTACATGACCATGGAGATAGAGATAGCAGATCCCTCGGTTGTGGATGACCTGGAGACCGGAGACTACAACTACATCCTCTATCAGGACATCCTCCAGCCGCCAGGACCGGACGGAGTCATACACGCGCGCCCTTACATCCTCTCGCAGGGCGTGATGCAGTACGGCGACTTCGAGCCGGATGTGAAGCAACATGAAGAAACACTAGAGATAAAGCAATATGACCCAGCAGCACAAACCGCAGAATGACGCGAAGGCCGCGAAGTATGTGCGCTTCGCCGCCAT